GTTTGCTCAACTGCATTATTGAGTTTTGACTCAAACTGAGTAGGACTATCACCATCAAATATTCCTGTACCAGCATTAGGTAGTGTAGATATGATTCGTTCAGCTTCTTGAACACCCATAGCAGAACCAGTCAAATCTTTAATTGTTTGATTTAAGTTCTGTGTTGCATTTTGTCTATATTTAGAAAAACTAGTTAATTGAGCTTTTTCTTCTGGTTTTAAAGTTCCGAATTTATCTTTTAATGTTGACCATTCTTGAGCACCTCTAAACTTAATACCTAGATATTCAGGCTTATAAGAAGATTGAATAGTATTTAATCTAGTAAGAGCATCACCACTAGATAATATTGTTTCTTCTAACTTACTTTTTGTTGGTTTACTTAGATCGCCAGTATTAACAGTTACGCTAGTTTGCGGTCTATTAAAACTAGGGTCCTTTAAATATTGTTCATAACTACCTTGATATCCACCTTCTTTTAATTGCAAGTAGTCTCTGTAATTAGCAGTATAATTATCTTTAGCAGGAGCAGTACCTTGAATTAAATCAAGTTTGCCATTTGCATCTATTTGATATTTCTGACCTTCTTTATAAGGCAAATTAGCATCAGCAGCTTCTTGATTAGTAAGCATTCTTGCTTGTGGCTTATTCTTAGTAGATGCATAAAGAACTTCACCAGTAGGACTTACTAAAGTTCCACCTTCGCTAACAACTGTAGGTTTCTTAGCAGCAGCTTCACGCTCTGCAACAATACGGAAAGCACCAGCAGGATTAGTATCAAACTCATCAGCCAAATCAGGATACTTGTTCTTCATAGCCTGTACACCAGCTTGCTGACGCTGTTGCAGCATTAACTGTTGTTGTTGACCATAATTCTGTAGTCCTTGTTGATATTGCTGACCAGCAGCACCATAAGCACCAGATAGCGCGTTAATAATATTTGCAGCAGCAGAGCGTCTAGGACCTATATTACTCATGCCTTGAGCTAATGCACTAGCACCACCCAATAAGCCAGCAATGTTAGATGAATTTTTTAACGCATTACTTTGATCTTCACCAAGCAATCCAGTATAGGTAGGATTCTCTACACCAAATACGTTAGGAATGTAATCAGAAAGTGCCATACATCACCTATATTAAAGAAATTGGTTGTGGACGAATAACCGTAGGCTGCTGTGGGTTTAATAGACTCATGTAATCCATTGGCTGAACCTGACCACGACTAACCTGACCTTGAGGAGCCATTTGAATATGTTGCTGTTGTGGCAATAAACTACTAGCAGCTTTCATGCCTAATTGCGTAGTAACAGGATTTTGATTCATCCATTTATTTGCTTGACCAAGTTGTTCCATTATTCCCTGACCAATGCCTTTGCCAGTAGTATCGAATCCAAATAATGACTCACCATTAGCACCATAACCACCAGCAACAGGATTTGTAACTCCACCTATGCTATTAACTATCTGACCAGTTGCAGCAAATGGATTAACACCTATTCCAGTTCCTATAGCATTAACTAATGGATTACCAGACATCGCAAGTGGAGCAAATTCAGGAGCAATGCCAAGAGCACTAGCACCAATTACAGGAGCAGCTAAACTCGCACCAAGTTCAGGAGCTATTACAGAACCAACTACACCAGCCGTTAAAGGATCACCCATTATTTACCCCCTTGTGGTGTAGCTTGCTGAACCGTAGTAGAACCCTGCGGAACGCTAGAAAACAAGTTGGCAAACTGACTTAGCTTCATTTGTGGCAGGTTCTGCTGGAAGTTATAACGATTCATAGCATCTTGTAACTGAGCCGCACTCTGAGCCTCTTTAGCACCGCCAACGCTAAGTAATCGCTGTATGTCAGCATAGTCAGCATTAGCCATCTGAGGAGCAGCACCAACCGCCGCCATCTGACGATTACGTTCCGCTTCAGCAGAGTTATACGCTAACTGACCACCTTGTTCAGTTAATGCGCGAGCAAAGATGTCCTGAGCCTGACCTGTTAATTGATTCTGAGCACCAGAGCCATAACGTCCAACTGACGCAGCACCTGATTGCAATTTCTGCATATTACGCAAATAATCTTCACCAGCCAGACGATTCGTCTGCTCTAAAGCACCCGCTAGGAATGGATTAACGCCCTTACCTTGAATCGTAGCTAATGTCTCAGCCTGTGCAGCTTGAGTTAACGGAGAACCTGCTATAGCTCGATTCTGAGCCATCTGTAAGGCTTGCTCAGTCTGTGCCGATGGAGATACGTAAGTCTGTTCTGGGAAGAACGAAGGATTAGGTGACTCATAGAGTCGCTTGCCTTCTTGTAGACCATATTGAACATACGGAGCAATCGTAGGATCGATACTCGTAGTTGTCGTACTTTTTTGAGTTCCGCCGCCGCCACCCATAATTACACCTCACAAATCCATTGTTTTGGACGGAATCCGTAATCAGCCGCCCTTTTAGCCCAACCGCGCCTATGACTAGAAAATGTTATGTACTTAACCTTAGCCTCTGCCGCCATGCCTTTGATGTATTTTAAGGCATTTTCGACAACATCATAACTATTTTCTAACGAATAAGCAGCCCAGAGATGCATAGTCTCACCTTGTGGCTGTATGACAAAGAATCCAGCGTAGTGGTTATTCTCTATCAATACAAATAACAGACTTTTTTGATTGAAACAGTCAGTATATACATCTTCAACTATCCAGTTTTCTGGACTCCTACTTTTAATCTTATCTAAGCCAGTTCTTACACTAGCCCACCATTGTCGCAATTCCTGTGGAGCAATATATCTATACTCCATTAACCCACCACAATGTAACCATACGTTTTACCTGATGTAATGTTGGCTGCATGAGTTATTGTTGCACTTCCTATAGTTTGACTACTTACATATACACCAGTAGCAAGTGATACAGCAGCCAAAGGAGTAAAAAATATAAGACTTTCCTTACCTATGCGACCATCAGAAAGAGTAGTGGTTGTAGCTCCACCTGTAGCTAACGTCACAGTACCAGTATTATTCGTCTTACCGTCCATAATCCCACGAACTACCTCAGATACTTGACGCTCATCAGCACCGAATACAGGCAACGTCCTAAATTGAGCACTTCTAGTCATCGATTACCTTGCGTAGTAATGTCAATTTCACAACCTACAATAGTTTCCCAATTGGCATTAGTAGGCGTTACTTTAATACGATGGTAATTACCGTTAGCTCTCAATGGCACTCTGTTTTCTGAGTTGGGGAAAGCTGTTGTTCCGAATTCGACGCTATCTGACAATAGTTTTCTACTGGCAACTGTGACTGATGCGATTCCATTATCAACAATAGGTTTTGCCAATGTAATAATAGAACGTCCAATATCTATATCTCCAGAAGTAATGTATGCAGACTGCAATGCACCAGAGAAAATAACAATCTTCTGGCTCCTAACACCAACAAATATAAGCTGACCACCAGCCCAAACACGCGAATCTAACGGAATATCTAAAGCATCTAGATTATTGTTGTAGTTATCTATCTGCTCAAGTGAAGCACTTGGTGTCAAACCATACGCTAGATAATTAACGTCCGTTAAACCATACGACCACTTGTTTAAATCAATTGAGTAGTACAGCAAGAATCTACGACCAAAGTTATTTTTAAAGTTCCAGATGACTAATTTACGTACTGGATCAATAGTCGCACTCATACCAGTCTGTATTTCAGTCAAACTGACATTATTAAAGAACCAACGATTGATCTTCTCTAATCCAATGTTCTTAACTGATTTACCATCGCAAACATAAAATCCATCATCAGCTAGAAAGTACGTTAAACCACCAAATTGAGCGATAGAACCATTAGACATACAGCCTAAAGTCCTAGAAATAGCATCAAACTGGAAAAAGAACGGACTACCTGCATACGTCATACGATAGATAGCGCGTTCTAAAAAGATTAGACCAAACTCACCACCTGCAATGCCTGTAATATCTCCACCATCAGCCATTACTTGAGAGTCTGACTGAGAAGCTGTGCTAGGAGTCCAATTAGTCTCATCATTAATATTTGACCAATAGACTTTATTTTCTTCACCAGCAAGATTAGCAGCTACAACAAAGTCTCGAACTACTGTTACATAATGTGCAGCAGGAGCAGTAGCAGCCAAATCAGTAAAGTAAGTAGATGAACTTAAATCATAAGCCTGTAACTGATCCTTACCATTGGCTAAGATCATCTTAGAGCCAAATTGCGTAATATCCCATGACTCTACATCTGAATAACCTGTGGTAGTTACTGCCGTTAATGCAGTATTACTAGGATTAAACTTGTAAATTTGTGTAGCACCAGCAGCGAATAAGGTAGACGCACCAGCAAACTTACCAGCAAATGCTACGAGTAAGTTCTGACCTGCATTAGCAGAGTAATCTACAGCTTCACGTAATGGAGCATAGCCATTAGTAACAGGATAACAATTATAGGCATCAGTTACAGCACCAGTAATACTAGGCTGATCTGGCAACCACTCACCAAATATAATCTTTTGCTTTGCCATTACTGTCTAGCCCAATTAGTAGTTTCTGGAGTTACTACAGTCCATTCGTAACCAATAAAGTCACCAATAGCACCCACAGTAGCGTTACCAGTAATAGAAGCAGATTTAACAAATATGCCTGTACCAAGAGCAGTAACTGACGCATTGCCAGTAATACTTGCGTTAGAACCAAAAACAGATATGCCATTAGCTGTAACAGTTGTAACAGAAGTAATCGCTGCTACACCAACTTTTACATCGGTAACAGCAATCGATACCTGACCATTGCCAGTAATGCTTGCAGCACTTGTAAATGTCTGAGTACCTATAGCCGTTACAGTAGCATTTCCTGTAATAGCCGCACTAGGTTCGGTATCCTCGTTCTCGCAATATCCACCAACCCAGTAACCTTTTACTACGTAGAAGTCAGGAACGCATAGAGCAGTTACAGTAGCATTACCTGTAATTGATGCAGTTCCATAATAATAATCTACTGCTCTTGCAGTTACTGTAGCCGTACCTGTAATAGATGCTACACAGCCAGTATCTTCATTTTCAGCGTAGCCAGCATCCCAATAGCCAGACGTAACATACAGTTCAGGAGCAGTTAAATCACCGTCTCCGTAACCGTATGTCCAATAATCGTAATCGACATAATTAGTTGCCATTTACCTCTACCCACGCTTGAGTTTCCTCATTCCATGAGTACATCTTTCCATCTGTAGGCATTGCTACTGGTGCTTG